TGTATTTTTCTTGCAAAAGGCTTATTAACTTTCTTAACTTTAGCAACTGTAGCTCTAGCATCTGCTGGTGTAGCAAACTTAATACCAACTGTATCTTTAGGGTTCTCGTCAGTGTATAAACGCCTACCAGAACCTTTTGGCTTTTTACCTGTTCCTACTCTTGGATCTTTTTTCTTAGTCATTACTTCTTTTTCTTAACTGTTTGCTTTGCTCGTTTAAAGTTTTTCTTAGAAGGCGCTCCTTTTGCACCTGCTTTACGCATCTTCTCACCACTACCAGCGGCTATTCTTCTTCTCTTAGCCTGTATGTTTCTATATAAACTCATTTTGTTAATCCCTTTTGCTTTTCATATGTCCTGAGTGAGCCAATTCCTAACATGCCACCGAGAACAGTTAAAAGTGTACCCATATCAAATGCAGGCAGTTCTGGTAATTCTGCACCTGCAAAAGTGGCACCAAATATAATTAAATCTTTTATGATAAAATGATATGCAAAAGCAATCGCACATACCCACCCCACCGCTGGGCGCCATCCGCCTTTGAATATAGAGCCACTTGCAGCTTCTGCTTTGTTTATCTCTAACTGAGCAAGCAGAGCTTCCTGCGCGTGTCTTTCGGACATGGTGGCTATTTCGTGAGCCAACTTAGCTTTTTGATCTGCATCAGGTATAAATTTATCTAATAATCCTGTAACAGGTCCTATAAGTGCTTGTAACATTAATATATCCTCACTTTATCTGCATCTATATTAGGCACGAGTTTGCACATGCATTGATATAATTCTTCTTTATTATCTTTCATAATAACTTGATTATGCAACCTTTTTTTAAAATCAATGCAATCGTTAATATTTTTAAAATATATTCCTGCATCTACTTGCAATCCTAAATAACACACAAGCATAAAAGCTGCCATTACAATGCACTCTGTGGTGTTCTGTGTATTGCAAACTCTTGTATACTTGCTACAACATGTAATCTGTTAGCTGTTGCCGCAGTTACCTTTAATACCTCTCCACTTTGTAAAACTAAGTCTTTTGTCAATAATTCAACTGTTGCGTTACCCGAAATAGCTTTAACATCAAATAAAACAAAAACATTATTACTTGTATCTGTTATTGTTACTGTAATTGTGTCTCCGTTATTGCTGTCGTCACAAACTAATATTGAACTTATAACAGATGAGTTAAAATCTGCTGCACTAGGAGCGGTATACAAAACTGTTGCATTAGTTGTTGTTAAATCAACTTTAGCATTTGTCATGCCTAAAACATATTGTGGAATAGTGGTTACAAACATTATCTTTTGCCGTCTTCTTTAATATTTACTTGTGGTGTACCTAATTTAAACTTAGTTCCCAATCCTGTTGATTCTAAGCGCAAAGCAAATGTTCTGCCTCTTACTCTAAAATCTAATTTTTCTGTATATGTTTCTACTGGACTTGTTGATGACCTTTGAGTAGAGCCACTTGATGTTTGCGTTATGCCAGATCCAGAAAATGTTTGTGCCTTTAATGTAAAGTCTACGCTAGGGTTAATAGAAGTAGAGCCACTAAAATTTACATCTGGTATAATTCTATTCACAAAAGAAAAACTTTCATCTTGACTAAATCTCATTGGGGCAGATTCAACAAAAGAAGTCATAGCTGATCCATCATCATCATAACCAACTTCATGGTTATACAAATACTGATCACCGGTTGCTATAGGTAAATTCCTTATTCCTCTATCTAGCCACGCCTGTCTCGATAATGTTCCAAAATACCATGCGCTTTCTGCATAGTTATAAGTTACATAAGAATCAACCTCTGTGACATCTGCGCTAGGATAAAACCATATAACTTCACTAAACTCTGAGTTTACACCCACATGTACTTTATCTTTTTCTTCTAAATTAAAGTTTAAAAATACTTTATCTTTAACTGAGCAAGGTATTTGTTGAGTAGCCCCACCTGAATATATATAAAATGTATCAACGCCCATCCAATAGACCGAATCATCAATGGCTATAGCTGAAGCAGGACTCATAATTGTTATATTTTTGGATAGCTCTCTAATGCCAAAAGTAAATGGTGGTCCAATAAATTTTAGTGAGTGTAGACTTTTATTGGTAAATACTAATATCTCTTGTTTTGTTTCTACAGCTTGAACAAAAGTAGAGCCACCACCAAGTCTTAAATCACCTGCAGTATTTGTTGTTGTTGGGAACCAATCAACAGGATTTTCTTGAGAAGAGAATCTTATTAATAATGGATCTTGAACACCACTACCTTGTGTTGCTCCTGCAGTTGTACCTAAACCATCGCATCCAAATGCTATAATATGCCTATCTGAGTCTGAAACTATTATTTGTTTAGCTATCTGTGGCACACTTGTTCTTGTTCCAGATAAACCGCTTTGGCTTAATTCGATAGCCTTACCTCCTAAACCTAATGATCTATCCCAATAGTACAAACCACCATCTCTAGGATTAATAATTAAATCTTCTCCGAAGTTATCATGTGACCACAATCTTATTTGCGCACCCGGAACTGTAATAGAAGCTGCGCTACCCCAGCCAACAAAATCATCTGTTGCTAATGTATTTCCCAAAGCGAGTCTTACTAAAGATCCGTTTTCATGAGTTGTAGCTGTTGTTCCTGAATGACCTCTTGTTACAGTCATTGTATTGTCGTCTGTTGTTGCTGAGATAAGCATTAATTCATTACCAATCAAAACAACATCATTTGCTGTGTTCATTCCTGTTTCATCAACAACATCAACACCTGTTTCACTATTATCTAACGCTTCATTTAATGTGGTTGATAAAGCACTACTAGTTGTACCACTCCACTGCCCAGCACCCCAACCAGTACCTCCAACAGTTGTATTTAATCCTGTGTTTAATTGATATGTTCCTACAATACTACCACCACCATTTCCTGAATCAGAACTGTTAGCAGCAAGACTTGCTGTAATTTGATAAGAATTAGAACTTATTAAGGCTACTATTTGATATTCTTTGTTAAGAACGTTTGCTGTAATATTACCGCCCAAACTTGCAGCACCAGAAAATGTTACAAAATCATTCTCATTTGCTCCATGCGCAGGATCATTTACAGTTATTGTAGCAGAACCATTAGTTGCGCTAAATGTAATATCACCTGCAGATGTTGTGTTTCTTATTGGTGTAATGTCGCTGAATGTCTGACCTTCTTCTATATAATATTTTAAATGAGTGCCTATTCCTAAAAAATCAGAACCATCTAAAGCAACCCAGTTGTGTAACCTTCTTGCTGCACCTTGAAACGTGTTTGTTGCATATTTTGACCACCCACCCATTTTTTCAGGCGTTCCTAATCTAAATCTAATTTTATCGCAATCAACAAACCCGCCTTCGTTGCTATAAGGAGTTATGTCCGTCACTATACCTGATTTAAATTTTAAAGGTACAAATGCCATTAAGCTATTCTCCCTGCTACTGTACCATTATTTGTTAATGATACATTACTTTGCCCTAATATGTAATAACCTGCAGAGCCACCCGCTGAACCTACAGATCCATTAGTTGGCGCAGACGCTGGAAAAGTAACGCTAGTGCCTGAACCATTTGCGCCTGTTGATCCAGCAGAGCCATTGACACCTAAAGCTCCTCCCGTACCACCCGTACCACCATTTCCTGCATTGTTTGATCCAGTAGATCCACTTGACCCCGAACCAGCTGATTGAGCAAAACCTTGACCAACACCACCTGCTCCGCCAGAACCACCGTCTTGTGTAGCTAAACAATTACCAGAAACATTTCCACTTAAAGTATTATATCTTAAATTAGGAGCCGTTGTCCCTTGATGTGCAGTTGTACCAAAAACAGTAAAATATGTAGTTGTTGATGCAGTAATACCTGCTGTACCACTGTTTGATACTAGAGTACCAGAGCTTGATGTGCTTGTGCTTACAGATATAGTAGGTGTTCCGTATCCACTACCATATTGAGAACTAATACTAGCAGCAACAGTATAAACACCAGTAATATTTGTTTGTGCAGAAAAATATATAGGACCTCTGTTAGCACAATCACCAGAAAGGCCTGTTCCCGCACCACCTAAAGAGTTTAAATCAAATTGTGCAGGATTTATTCCACGACTAAACTGCGCTCCAATACCACCCCATAGCCTATCTCCAACTTCACCTTTTCCATCTAAATCATTTCCAGACGATCCATAAGTAGTAAACCAACTTGGAGAATTATTTTGTGGCGTAGATGTTCCACCACCTCCTAGATCTACTAAATTAGAAAACGTGGCATTAGCAGTGTAAACACCCTTACCACCTGCTCCACCATTACCCCCTCCACCACCACCGCCTTTGATGTTAGAACTACTATTATTAACTACAGTTATTGCTACATCTGCTTTGATTGCAGTTCCGCCATCTTGACCAACAGAACCACCTTGACCATATATGTTTCCTGAATTAGTAACTGTTATAGATCCTGCTCCACCAGAAGGAAATTCTAAAGCAGGTGTACCAGA